TTCCAAATTAATTGCCCTTAAACACTAATGTCGTATAATCGTTTACTTCAATCCGTACAAGTAGCTCTTCAAAATCGCAATCAAGCGGGTGCATTACTTGCTATGGATGAGGTAGTGGACTTCTGTATTCAGCACGAGAACGGCAAGGTATTTCAGGACTGGGACAAAGAACTTATACGTCTAATGGTTGCCTATCACTGGGCGAAGCAAACATTAATTGTTCACTACAATGAGGATACTTCTATTCGGGGTGTCTTTATGTGGTATAATTGTAACGAGGACGATGGCTGGGAATTTATTAATAACTGGGAAGCGGACAGAGAGGACGGAGATAGTGTATTTCTAGCGTTCCTTTTTGCTGAGGGTGAAGGTGCATTTAAGGAACTAACACAGGATTTCGTTGATAAATGCCCAGAGGTTCTTACCAAAAACAAAATAGGTTTAAGGTACAGAAATGGTTTCCCTAAAAGGGTTAACTACGACAACAGACTTTTTAAAAAAATAATTAACAACTAGGTATTATGGGAGGCAAAGGAGGAACAACAATACAACAACCTGATCCGATTGATCCATCTAAATCAGCTGGAGAATTTTTATTTGGTAAGGACTTCGAGTCCTACGGGGGCATAACGGATCCCGTACTACAACAAAAACTACTTGCTGCGGAAGCTGAGTTTAGACCCAAGTTCCAAGCCCTAGAATTAGCGGATCAAGAAGCAGCATTGTTTGGTTCCGATGGTCAAGATGGTTTAATAGATCTTCAGCGAAGGGCTTCCGATGCTTTTGCTCCTATAGAACAAGCTGCTAAAGAAAGAGAAGTAGCATTATTGGGTTCCCTTGGTGGTCAAGTAACAGAGGCTCTGCGTGCATCGGATCCCGCTTCTGCTAGACTTCAGGAATTACAGCAACAACAAGCAGAAAGACTTTATGCTGAAGCTGAAGGAGATCTATCTCCAGAAAGACAACGGCAGGTGGATCAAGCAGCTAGAGCATCTGGTATATCCAGAGGTAGAGGCAGGGACGCTTCCGTGGATGCTGCTGCTGTTCTCGGTAGAGAGGACGCTAGAGCGAACCTTAGACAGCAAGCACAGAGAGCAGGACAAATGGGCTTCTCTCAAGCTAGACAAATAGGCGGTGACCCATCGCAGTTTCTGTTTGGTCGCCCTGCACAAAGCACTACTATGGGTTCTCAGTTATACGGACAGGCTACTGCCCTAGCTGGGCAACAGGCAGGACCACAATTATTTGATCCAAATATGGGTATTAATCTAGCTATGCAACAGCGTTCTCAAGATATGAATCTTCTTGGTGCTCAGATGCAAGCTGATGCTTCCAACCGTGGTTCACTTTTAAGTGCAGCGGGTACAATAGGTGCAGCATTTATATGCTGGGTAGCCCGTGAAGTATACGGAGTACAGAATCCAAAGTGGTTACGATTCAGAGCTTGGATGCTTCAGGACTCACCACCTTGGCTTCTGAACGTTTACATAAGGCACGGTGAAAGATTCGCTAAGTTTATTTCTAATAAACCAATGATTAAATCAATCATCCGCAAGTGGATGGACGGGAGGATTAAGTAATGGGATTTCAAGCAGGATCAAGGGTGGATCCCACTCTACTGGATTACAGTGGTGCAGCTCAAGGCATAATTGGAGCAGCTAATATACAAGCTGCTGCTATACAGGATTTAGGTAATAGAGTTGGGGACGCAGTAGGTAAGTTCAAGGAGAAGAAACAAAAGAAAGCATTGGTTAGCGGTATTGCTGGTGCACTAAAAAACAATCCTGATATAGCTAAAAGTTTTGGCATTGATACAATACGTGCAGAGGAAGATGAAATACAAGCTGCTGCAAAAAGTGTAGTGGATACCTTTGGCTTAGAAGGTGGTGCTGCATTATACGGTCAATTCTTAACTTCTTCTATGGAAACCCCAGATAGGACTGCTCCAAAAATGACAGATAACTTTCTGGATGCCGTAAAGAGTGGATCCCTCAGCGATAGATATAAATACAAGGGTGGAAAAATTATAGATAGAACATCGAATCAAGAGATAACTTTAGCGGACACGGATAATGAAATCTTTAACTTCGAGGGAGCAGAGGAGTTCTTTAGATTATCTGAGAACCCCATGGGTTTTGACTTCAAAAAAACTACAGGTAAGTGAAAATTTGGTATGCCAGAAACAGTAGAATCATTCGCTGCAGCGGTAAAAAATAAGTTTCCGCAGTACAAGGACGTAGATAACAACAAACTTACGTACGAGTTTTTAAATAGGTATCCTGTGTACAGGAACCGTTTTACACAAAGAGCTTCCAGCGGTAATGTATTTGCGGAAGTGTTCAAGCAAGGGTTGCTTGGTTTCTCTGAAACCTTTGGCAAAACTTACGAGGGTGCAGTGGATGTAGCTGCTGATTTTTATGCGAACCCCACTCTTAGTGAAGAGGAGTTCAACAAAACACCGAGGGCTAGACAACAGGCGTACGATGATTACGTAAAGCGCAACCAAGAACGCCTAGAAAGGCAGAAGAGTGCGTACAAGCACGCTGAGAGAGTCTCCAAAGTATTCGATGAAACCCTACCACAGAAACTAAATGCGGATCCGAACTTCGGTAAAACTGGATTCGGTGCATTTGTCTCCTCTGTTTCTAGGGGTCTAGGTCAATTTGTTGGGTACGCAGCAGCAGCTAAGGCGGTTGGTGGTGCTACAACTCTAGCTACTGCGAATCCTTTTGCTGGTGTAGCTGCTGGTACTGCTGCTGTTTTTGGTACAGCTTTCTTTAACAGAACATCGGAGTTCATTGATGATGCAGAAAATACATTGGGCAAAAAGATATATGAAATGTCCGATGCAGAAGCCAAAAAGGTTACGGATGGATCCATAGTATACGGTGCAACAACAGGTGCTTTGGACGCTACTGTATTTAAGTACGTGTCTGGAATGAAAGGACCACTGCAAACTGTATTAAATAGATTAAAACTAGGCAAAGCAGTCCCAGAAGGAACTTTAAAAAAAGCTCTTGGTTCTGCTTCCAAGAATGCTTTTAAAAGTGGTACAGCGGAGGGCTTACAGGAATCATTGGGTGATGGCGCAATTCTGGATTTACTAGCGAAGAACCTATATGATTCGGATAGAAATGTTATTACTGGTGATGCACTTGCTCGAAGAATAACGGAGTTCACTGTTGGATTTGCAGTGGGTGGTATTGCATCTGGAGCAGGGGATACTGTACGTATCGCAAGAGGTGAAAGAGATCTAGAACCCACTGCTGTTGATGAGGGTTCTAAGGACGCAAGAGTATTTAATATAACCTTTACATCCTTTGGTACTGGGGAAACAACAACTGTACCTATTATTGCTAGTAATAAAGAGGAGGCTGAAAAAGTATTTAGAAGTGAATTTACAGGGCAGTACTTGCCAGAGGGTGAAGTACTAGTACAGGAATCCGTAACGGATGCAGGGACTGCACCAGAAACAGAACCTGAAACTGCACCTGAACAGGAACCTACCCCTGAGCCCGAACCAGAGACTACTCCAGAGGAAGAAGCTACTGAAGAAGAGGAAACGGATTCAGAGGAGGAAACTACTGCGGAGGAGGAAACTACTGCGGAGGAGGAGACAGCACCTGAGCCAGAGCCAGAGACTGCACCTGAAACGGAGCCCGAACCAACTCCCGAACCAACTCCCGAACCAACTCCAGAACCAACTCCTGAACCTGCCCCAGAGCCAGAAGCGGATGCTTTAAATAATTTGAAACCCGTTCAAGTTGCTCGTGGCAAGAAGTCCAAGTCCACAAAGCTACCATTGAGCGCATCCGAGAATCCAGTATTCAAAGTACTAGCTCAGGGAAGAGATTTATTTTTTACTAGGGATTTTTTAGGGAACTTCCGTTTATCGGACTCCAACGGAAACGTGTTAAGCAATGACCAAGTGGATGAAACCATGTCAAACTTTTCTCAAGGAGTTGATGAGGACGGTTCTTCTGTATTTCCTGCATTCGCTAAAACAAAAGCGGAGATGCTTGAGAACTTGGCTGAACTCGTTGGTGAAGGACCAAGCACAGAAGTAAACCCAGATGTAGTTCTGGATCCAATCCCTGAGCAAACAGCGGAGTCAGGTATAATAAACTCCACTATTATTAAATATATTCTTAGGAAGTACGGGGTACAATTTGGTCTAGATGAAGTACAGGCTAAACAAGAGTACGTTGTACGAAACAAAAAACTTATGCTAAAGGGTAAAATCTTTATGACTAAGTCTGAAAGGGATCAGGGCGGTAAGTATTTAAAGATTTTGTTTAAACAACGTGCACCAGCAGGATCAAGAACCGCTGGATACTATTCTCCCAGTAAGCATACCATAGTTATACACTTGGATGCATTCTCTGGTACAGGAGAAATAAACACCAATGCTATAGATAGACTCATGCGCCATGAGCTAATACACGCTATTACTTCAATAGTAGCTAAAGGTGAGGATGGACCAATATATAAAAAACTAAGCAAACTTTTAACCAAGGAGCAAAAGAATAGGCTTGATGAAGCGTACGGTGGACAAGGATTTAAGTTCGGTTCAAGCACTGATTACCTAAGAGGTGCTGAGTACATTAGGGCAATTGTAGAGCAGTTCTCGTACGGAGGTATATCTGAAGAATTTAAGGACAGCGGAAGCAGAAGAGTACTTACATCTGGTCCAGCATTTACAGTAGTTAAGAAGTTCATCAAGGATGTTCAAGCGTACGTAGCTAGAATATTTGATAAGGAAGCTCTGGTGGATTCCTCTGTAGCAAATATGTTCTTGGATTCCGTGAATCTTTTACAGCAAGTGGATCCAGAGGCTAGACCAGTAAATCAAAAACTTATTGACCAAGTTAGATCCATGTATTCGCAGAACACAGAGGGTGTTTCTTTGAGCGCAAATGATTTAACTAGGGATTTAAGAAAACTAGCGGATGGTAACTCACCTGTGGAGGAGGATACAAAGAATATAGATAAGGTGGATCTTGAGGGACCAGAGAAGGGCGTAGGAGTATTCTCCAAGTTCCTAGTACCCATCGGTCAGCTTCTAGCGGATATACACCCAAGCCTAGAAACAGTCTTTACGAACTTCATCAAGAGAAAAGATTATTTAATCTTTAGTAGGGGCAGAATGATTCAACGCTTTAGTGCAGGATTTAATTCCATAAAGAAAAAAAACAAGAAGGACTACGAAAGACTATGGTCCTTAATATCATTTAGTCCAAACGAGGAGAACTCAAGGTTCTCCGAGGAAGAACAAAAAGCTCTAGGGGAAGAGAGAACTAAACTCCTAATTAAATACAACCTTCTTAATCAGTATACATCCATTAGATTTATGCTGGATGAGATGTACGCGGAGGCTGCAACTAGATTAGAGATAGGCAACAGGCAGAATTACTTTCCTAGGTATTTAACCAAGGACGGAAAGGTGAAGTTCTTGCGTAAGTACGGGTTCGAGGTTCGTACGATTGACGGTGCTGTACGAAAAGAAAATGAAAGGCGTGCAAAGCACGAGAAAACAGTTTACGAAGTTATAGCTACGGATGCAAATGGCGATACTTCTCTTATAGCTACTGTTCCAACAATGACGAAAGCTCAGGAAGTACTTGCTAAGGTACAACAAAAAGAAGGGTTTGTGTACAATATACAAAAAGGGAAAAGACCTGACCCTATACCTCCTATAGAAAAAAATACTTTAGAAGAAGAGTTGTTCATTCAAAAGATTTTGACGGATGGAACGCTTAAACCCAAGAAGGGTGCGAGTCCAATGGAATCCAGAGTAATAGAATTAATTGATTCCTCGGACATTGATTCCTATGTTCCTCCTACTGAGGCTCTAGCTAGGTACATTATAGATATGACGAACTCCATTGAGACTGCGAAGTTCATGGGTAACAGAGCCGTCCAACCTCAATCCGTACAGGGCAGGGTTTCTTTTGACTTTGATCCTACTTCGGAACTGGGGTTAGTTGTACAGCAACTAAAGAATGATCCTAGTACGCAGGATGAAGTAAACCAAGAAAGACTCTTTGATACTTTACCGCAGATAACAAAAGCACTAATGGCGAATACAGCGCAGGAGATGACTGCACTTCGTTGGGCAAGGCAGTTCAGTTACTTCTCTCTACTTACAGAATTTACATCAACTATGTCACAGTTGTACGATATGCCTTTCATTGCGTACGACAATGGATTCTTTAATACAATGGGATCCATGTTCAGGAACAAGGAGTTCGATATAAGGGAACTTATAGATACGGATAGAGTATTCGAGGAGAACTTCCAGAATGACAAGAACGCCTTCAAGAAGATTATTGATACAGGACTGACACTTACTGGGTTCAGGACTCTGGATAGAATAATGAAGAACACTACAATGGATGCTAATTACCGCAGGTACAAGCGTCTATCCAACGGCTTCAATACGGATGGTACACTAAAGAAGCAGTTCCAGAGCTCCAAGCAGCACAAGAAGATGGAAGCTGAGATTGCAACTTTCCTTAGCCCGTCCATTGTATCCCCGAATGCTAGGGCGGAGTTCTTTACTGCACTGAAGGCGGATCCAAAGGCTAGAACAAAGAGACAGCATCAAGCTGTAGCCGATGTGCTTGTATCCAAACTTCTAGTTAATCAGCCTTTATCGCAATTAAGACTACCGTTGGCTGCTACCCAGCATCCAAATGCTAGAATGCTTTATACCATGAAGTCCTTTATGATTGTGCAGTTCAATACTGCTAGGAATATTGCACTGAATGATATGTTTGGACCAGACAAAGGTAAGACGAAGGCTGAGAGTGCAAAGATTAGAGCCCAAGCATCCGTAAGATTAGGAAGATTACTAGCGTACTTCTTGATGCTCGGTGTACCTATTGATTTACTAAAGGATCTAATAGCAGGTAGGCTTGGGTACTGGTCGGATTATATGTTTAACTCCACTGTGCGTCTAGCGGGTATCAATAAGTACTTCCTGTACAAAGGGCAGTTCGAAGGGTACGGTGAATCTATGTTTGATTTTGCTGCACCAGCTCCTCTAACTACTTTGAAGGATTCCACGGACGCATTCTTTAATTTGTTTGAAGCTGAAGGATCCTTAATGGAGAGAAGCCTGAAATCCAAGTTCCAAAGAACACTGCCGTTGTACGATACGTTGCAGTACGTGTCCCCAGAAGCAAGGGAGTACAAAAGAGACAGAGAAATAAGATTCATGAAGAAGCGTATGCAACGCGAAGGTAAGTTGTTTTTCTTACCAGATCCATTCCAAGCTGTGAATCCAGAGCCCATCGGTATAACGAGGGATATGTTGGGGATATAAAAAAGCCCGCGCCTTGTGAGCGCGGACTGGTTTTTGGATTACCTTAAAAGGTTAGCCAATCGTTTGATGAAGTTCGTGGTACAACAATCTTTGGAGAGGAATCCTGATTGTCATCCTTTGGCAAATCATCCTCTTCAACATACGGAACGAATGTTTTTACTTGTGGGTTTAGATCATCAAAAGAGAAGTCACTGGAATCCAATGCCTCAATAGTTCTATCAACCATGTAGTCGCTCCAACCTTTGAACTCCTGCGATTGAGTCCATTTCTTTAGGAGCTGTGCAACTTCTTTAGACCTCATCAATTATTTCCTGCATCTTGGAGTTCGCATCAGCAATACAGTTGTTACCCCAATCAGTTGATCTAAGTGTTCCTGCCAAGTTGTCCTGCTGGACTACATTGGATTTGACAACAGCCTCGACAAGTTCGTGTACTTGTGTAATGAATTCCAAGGATACTTGTAGATCCTTACCGTGAATTTGCTTGCCGTATTTTTTAGCAAACAACTTTATGTTTTGCGTGTTTATGTATTTCATATTTTTGAGTGTTATGCTTCCTCATTTTTAAGGAAACTGAATCCCTTATACTACAATCAAAAAAGAATGTCAAGCACAAAAAAACCCCACTCCCCCTAGCCTAGCTAGGGGGGTGAGGTACACACATTGGGGAATCAACTACGTATATGAAAACGCTGTACGGATTACTCTAGTACATTACCCCGTTGCTATTATACACTATTGAACAACTTTCTCTACGTGAGCAAGTAATTCTTTTAAGTTCTTCTTTTTTTCAGAGAGCTCCTTACGCGTCTCAAGCATAATAGCTATCTTATGACTAAGACTTCTGGATTCCATACGAATCATGTCAATCCTAGTTTGTATCCTTTCTACTGTTTCTTCTTTTGTATCCATAATAAAAAAGTATTAATAAAATATTCCGTAGCAAGCATAAAACTTGAACTCCCCACGTACTTGGGACTCCCCTTCTCTGTTCTTACCAATGAAGTAATTAACCTTGGAGTACTGACCCTTGTTATCGTACCCCGTAGCGGACTGCATATCATTGTTCTTGTAGTTCATTAGCAAACAAATGTCGCAATCGTTCTCGATGGATCCAGAGTCCTTGAGTTGAAAGATACTGGGTTGATTAGAAGTAGCACCCTCTCGATTCAACTGACTAAGAAGCACAACGCATACGTTGCAGTCCAAAGCTACCTGCTTGATCCTCTGTGAGATCATAGCTACACCATCCGCCTTCTGCATCTTATCCGCATTGAAGGGAACCAGTTGAAGGTAATCAATAACAACGAGCTTGATCCCGTACCTCTGCTTGAATCTACGAACGTCACTAGCTATCTGATCCACACTCTTTACACTGTGCACTGTATGTATAGGTAGGGTTCTTAACTTGTCCCCTGCATCCTTGAGCCTCCTTGCGTACGAGGGCTCCTTTATATTGCTCTCTATGCTCTTTAAATTAGTTTTTGATAGTGCACCTAGCATCCTCTTTGATATCTGTTTCTGGGGCATCTCAAGGCTAAATATTAGTACAGGAAACTTGTCCTTGGAAGCGGACTTCATAGCTATATTTAGACTCAATGCGGACTTACCTACGGAGGTCGGTGCTGCTATAGTAAATACTGTACCGAGTTCTAATTTTATCTTCTCATCTAGGTGCGGTATATGAGTCTTGATGTACTCGTGCTTGTACTCCCCAGAAGCCATCTGATCGAACTCCTCTTGTATTTCATCCAAGGTACTTTCAATGTGCGTTGTTTCCTTCTCTCTAGGTACGTGCTTGTCCAGTTCCTTGTGCACTGCATCCAGTATATCTTGGGACTCATCGTTGTTCTTCATGCGCTCCAGAGCCAAGGAGTACTGACTCCTTATAGTTCTTAGCCTAGACTTCTCTAGCACAATATCTATGTAGTGCATTAGGCTCAAGGTTGTTTGAACCTTGTTCGCTATCAGCATAGGCAGGTGCTTTGTTTCGGAATCCCCTAGCTCCTCCGATAAAGTTATCTCGTCAATGGGTACTGATTTGTTGCGGAGCTGTACCATAGCTTCCCATATATCTCTGTGCTCATCCAGATAAAAATCTTTATCCTTTAAATGCCTTCGAGCTTTATCAAATACGTTTTCTTCTTCTCCTATTATACAGCACGCTAGTACTGCTTCCTCTGCATCTTTATTCTGGGGGACGAGCATTATTTTTAGTATCTTCTTTTAGTGTTTTTAGTATCTGTCCAAGGAACTGATATAACAATTCATCGGTGCGTGTACTTCCTTTGAATTGAATTTTTTTGTGCGTGTCAACAGCTACTTCAATAGCTTCTAATATTTTTTGCATAGTAATAAAAAAGCTAGGCAAGAGAGTTTGCCTAGCCGTTGTTTGTAAAACAAGTTCGCTACTCCTTAGTATGCTTGTCTCTCTCAAGCATACCCATAGCAAGTAAACAATAGCCCGCTAGGTCAAAGAATATATCCCTAACCGAATCATTGCCTTCATCAATGGCAAGTTTACCATCCTTGGCAAACGTCATTGATCTTTGAAACTTGTCCTGCATTCTAATACAAAGACCTACAATGGGTTGTACACCGTACTCCGTACTTCTATCGAAGTTAGCGAAGGGGTTCATCTGCATAGCATCGTCCCCAGACCCAGTTGTATAGTCATTGTTTTTCTTTGCAGTTACATCAAGAAGTTCTTGTACAAGTTCCTCTCGGAACTGATTGTACCAGACCTTATCAAAAGCACGATCCTTCTGTTTAGAAAGGGTCATCCTCTGTTTGTGGAACTTGTGCCTCCTTTGGATTCACAGCTACGGATAGGAACTTCATGCCACTCTTGGCAATCTTCTTCCATCCCTTTATCCAGTACTCCGTGCCCTCGACATTGATGCTTCCGCGGAAGTCTGGGTGCGTTTCCTTTTCCTTCTTATCGTTGGGGAACAGTGCTCCCCCGTTTGTATTATCGTATTCAGCCATATTATTATTATGTTGGGTTAAAGCCATTCTTCATCCTCAGTTTGCTGAGGCGATTTTTGTATACTCGGAATCTTCTTGCCGTGCGTATTGGTGGCATCCGCATCCTTGGTATCATCAATAGCAAACAAGCCATTCAATGCGTACTTGCGAGCATAGGAACTAGCACTGCCAGTAATCTGAGCTTGATCCATTCCCTTCTTGGTTTCCGCGTGCTCTGCTGATCCTTTTGAGGACAGGTATTCCGAGCTATCGTTATCGTAAAGGGTTGCTGTTGCTTCAACGAATAACTTGTCACCCTTCTCAATAATTTCATCGGATATAGTTAGACAAGTACCGAACTCAGCGAGCAACGGTTTCAGTGCAGTAAGGATGTCCTCACAGGAGCGGTATTTATACCCTCCGAACTTGTTAGTCTGCCCCTTGGGGGCTTTGAGGGATGACTGAACTCCCTGTAGTTTTTGACGTATGTTTTTCTCTTTCATAATTGTATTTAAGTAAAGTGCGGTACACATCTACCCTTTGCTTCTGGTTCTTGCAAGACTTTATTTCATCTTTTTTTGCACCCATTTTTTTAAGGGCAACGTACTGCTCCTTCTTGCTCATGCGCTTGAAGGCTCTGCATAGTTGTTGTAGACCAACTGGGTGCAGTACATTTGTTTTGTAGTTCTCCAAGTACTTGGCTATCTTGTACACAGTTTCTTCCTTGGTATTGATTGCTTTGGATTCGCAGTACCTATAAAAGAAGTTCTCTACCTTGCCCACCAAGGAGTTCGCTTCCCTTGATATGACTCCGCGTACTAGACCAGTCCTATGGCAGTGATCCAGAACTGGATCCGTCATTGGTATACCAAGAATAGGGCACTTGTCTGGGGTATTAGCTTCCCTGTACTCCTTTATCTTGGTGAATGTTAGGTACGGCATTAGTGCTTTACTTCTTGTACGGATAGTATCCTGCCACTGGATCCCCTTTTAAATACACAACGACCATCTTTGTCCGCATTCTTTTTTAGTAAGTAACGCACCGCTTCCTTCTCATTGTGCGCCCACTTCTTGCAGGAACCTATGTAGTTCTTAGGCATATCTTCTAAGGTGTATTTAATACGGTACTCATTCATCAAAAATTACAGTGAATCCTACTCCCGCATTTGTACCCAGTACATTGTAGTCAATCCATTCAACGGCTTCGTCCTGCTTCATGCCATCTCTCTCCATAAATATATCGAGCATTAACGTATAGCTGTAGCATAGTTGGCTGTTGTGATCCACACCTATGATAGCATCATCAAGTCCATGGAATCTAATTGCATCGGGTTCGCACCCATCCAGATAGTATTCTAATTGTTGTTCTGTAATCATTACATGCGTATCATCCAGTACAACTTGGAGATGTATTTAACTATCTTGATTGCTTCCTTCTGATCCTCTTCCTTCCAGACCTTGTGGTAGTGCTCCTTGGTGTTTACATCTATGCACACGGAGATGCACTTCGGTAAGTAATCCAAGCCCCTTCTGCGTAGCATCTCGCACTCAATAGCCATCTGCCATAAATCCTTGGGGTAAAACTGTTTACTCTTCCTGCATTTGTAATCGCATATAAACAATTCACCCGTGTCCCCGTCCCTTAAAACAGCATCAATAGTTCCGCAGGTTTTAATTAACCTATCCGCTACAATGTACTCCGTAGCGATTATGCTGTGACCTTTCTCTTGTACCCAGTCAACAAAGGGTTGAGCCCAAGAATCATATATATCTTCTTCGTACGGTAGCTTAAACAAAAGGGAGTCCAGTAGTTTCTCCGCGGATGCGTGCACCCTAGTACCGAACTCAGAGCTCTGTATTATTGTACCCTCTGGGGATTCCAACTGACCGTAGCACAAGCGTTCTAAGTCCTTCCAGTGCTTGTCGTTGTGCTCCTGCATACGAGCGAACTTAACCATGGATCTAGGTTTGTGAATGGAATCCAGAAAAGGATCTTTGATAGTCTGACCTATGATTGTAGTACAAGAAGGGTAATGGAACTTACTTTTCTTCTTTGCTTTTGCGGGGGTTTCAATCTCTTCGTCCAAAAAAGGATTCATTACATCCTTGCAGTTATAAAAATGAGCCATAGGGCGAACCCTATGACTCAAGTGCTACATCTGTCAACCCCCTACTGGTGACGGATGCAAATTATTTTATGGATTTCTTTGTACCGTATTTCTTTGTACGTAATCATCCAAGTAATCCCTGCGTATTATGATACGGCTTCCGCACTTGGAGTACGTTATCTCTCCTCTCTTAACAAGGTTGTCCATGTGCCGTACAGAAACACCAATGTAAACCGATGCTTGCTTCCTATTTAGAAAGTACCTAGAGGCTATGGATTCGTAGTCCGCTTCCTTGAGGGTACTCATTGCTTGAACCCCCAACTACTAAGAGCCTTGTCCATTGCTTTGGATACGTGCATACAACTTTTCTCTTGGCTGTCATCGTATTGAACCGCGTAGTACGCAGTTGCAATGGCTTCCGCTAGGTCAGTTGAACCAGTTTTCTTGTCCTGCTGTGCCATGTGCTCCAGTTCCTTGAGAACCTTATGTGATCTCTTTATCTTTTTAAGTTCCGATATTTTAATTTTCATTTTTGTATTTGTTTAGTTCAGTTTAATTTAGATAGTCTTGTTTCAAGGACGCTTGCTAAGCTCTCCAAGTGATGCACTTTGTACTGCATCTTGGATAGTTCTCTTGGTGTATAAGCACCTTCAGCCCCTCCCTCGCATATCAGCTCCGCAATCATATCCGCCTCGTCAAAAGTTTCCTCTATCTTATCTTGGAGGTACTTCTTATCATTTAGTTTTGTAATCATATTATTTTTGTAATCTATTTAGTTCTTGTTGTACCTTGAACCAGTATCGGTCAAGACGTTCTTTTACTGCACCTTCTTTTTTCCAACCGAAAGGACCACCGTTCCATATCTTGGCGTACACTTCCGCTGTGCATTTTAATGCAGTGCGTTCTTCGTAGACTGAGCCCCAGTACGTTAAGTACTTTTGACATATCTCGAAACTTTTTTCTGTATCTATTCTGTCAGAGTTTTTATAATTACTTTTACAGAAGTAGTTTACATCAGTTATAACGCAGGGATGTATTTGCATAATCCCCACGGCTTTTCCACCGTCCCCAATTGCTTTGGGGTTCAGTGAACTTTCTATGATAGCTATTGCTAGTATTAGTTTAGTCATAATTCTTTAGTTCTAATGCCCATAAATTATGGGACTTAATTATGTACGGGATTGTAAATAACCGTGTCAAGCATAATCCTAAGAAAAGTTCTCCGTCCACCGTGCTTTGATACTAGGATCATAGTAGCACTCCGTCCCTCGACCGTTCTGGTAGTACCGTATGCAGTTCCCGATTGCACCGTTGTTGATGGAGTCCGCTAGTCTCTGCCTCCGTCTTTTGAAGTTCGCATAGGATTCTGTGGACGGATACACCGTCCCTAAATCCACCGCGGAATCAATGTCCTTCTGTGTAAGTTCTTTACTCATAGTATATTTGTTTTAATTTTGTGGATAAACTCGTTTTGTATGTCGATAGGTAGCTCAGTCATTTTGATGAACTTTTCGCCTCCCACAAGAGGCTCATCGTATAATATTTCAAGCACTGATTCTTCGGCATAGATAGCTTCCATATCAATTTTCTCTCCATCAAACCAGACATAATCTGTGTCATATAATTTAAGTTCTTTACTCATAGTATAGTTGGTTATTGGGTTAAGATTCGTATTCATTGATGCCTATTTGAAATCCGAATGAGTAATCCGCGTGTCGATTTGGATTATTCTTGTAACTGTAAGGCGAATTGAAGTTGTCTCCTTGCATTGCGTCCGAAAAACCTCTGTCGTATGCCGTCCTAGAGAGAATCATTGAGTCTTCACTTTCAGCTCTTAGTTTCTTTACTAAGCCCTGCATCAATACAAGTCTCTCGTAGTAATCGTGAGGCTCTGGCTCATTCAACGCTTGCTGTATAGCCGTATCTAACTGTTTTATTATTGTTTTCATAAGTTTAGTTATTGATTGTTAATTACAAGCAGGATGCTTGCACCCAAAAAGCCCACGCCTTTCAGCGTGAGCTTGTGGTTCGGGTATAGTTATATTAGTCCGATAGGATGTCTTGGTTATATTTTAGTATTTCCTCCCTCAATAGTTTGGGTGAGTAGTTGCCGTTAGCAATCTCAACCAGAACGTCTATAGCTTCTTCTAGCTGTGCATCCGAACCAAGCCAATATTCGACTTGGGATTCTGTTATTTTTTTTGTTTCTTTGTGCATAATTATTTTATTTTAATAGTTCTCGTGATCATCGTACCATGAATCCATCACGGCTGTGAAGTCGTCTTGTATGGATTGCGGGCACTTGGCTTGCCATGACCAATCTGGTACGTTATCAATAACGTCATCATTGAATGTTATTATCTGCAAGCAAAAGATCCATCCGTCCTTGTGCTGTAGATCCAAAGCACCTAGCTCCGCGCATTCTACTTGGTGCAGTGCGTCCAAGATACTTGGGTTTTCCTCCGTGGGTTCACCGTCACTGTCATAAGCGTAGGTATTCTTGAACCCTGCTTTTTCTAGGTTTTGAATTAGCTCCGTTAGTGCAAGTACATGGGACTTGCGCATCCATAGTTTTTTATCTTCTTTAGTTTTCATATTTAAAAGGCGGTTTTACAGATCCGCAAACTGTTTAGTTTTAATATATTGGTGCGCAAGCTACAACTTTTGCAAGTGCGCCTTCTTTTAATTTAGCCACAAAAGTGTCTGGTTCTCTGCTAGGGAATAAAAAGAAGCGTTGTGTATCTTGCTCCAATTCCCCAAAAGGGTAAGAACTGTATCCGCACTCCCATTTTTCGCTCAGTAGCTCTGGGAAGTCTCCGCAATCCGCACCGCGCTCCTCTATGCAACGATATTCCGCGCACATGGAGTGCGGAAAAGAGTAGTCCGTCTTTGATCGCGTAATTAATGGATAAGAATAGCCTCCGCGTACATCCGCTCCTGTGTGGATGTATATTGCAGTTAAAGTGCTGTCATCTACTTCAAAGTAATCTTTGTAAGTTTCATCGTTGTACACTTCTACAATAAAGTTCTGTGACAAGTCATTGTCATAGTTATAAGAATTGTCTTGGCAACGTTGTTTAAGGCTGTGCTTTTTGTACATAAATGACTGCAAGCAATCATGCCAATCTCTTTTCTTATTCTCTTCAAGATTAGCGTACTTCATAAACTGCTTTTGTAGCTTTTCATCTACTTCAAGATGCTCCGCTAAAAATTTAGCGGTATTAATCTCAGAGCCGAACTCATCGAACTTAACTAGTGGTATATCGTCTGGGCTCACTGGGTTTTGCCAGTGCCGACCATTAGAACCGCCACTATCTAAGAAGTGAGTTCCCGAGTTATAACGTGCGCACTTAACAAAGTGCTGTAGGTTTTTATCTTTTGTCTTCATAGTATTTTAGTTAGTGATAATTAGAAGCAGGGTGCCTCTACCCCAAAAGCCCCTCAGAGAATATCTGAGAGGCTGTGAGTTGTTTTGGGTTCTGGCTAGTACTGTAAGCCCCTCTCTGCACAGCGTTCTTTAAAAGAAGCTAGAGCCTGCTTTAATGTAGAACAGTAGTCCCCATGATAAAAGAAGTGCTCCCCCTCCTCGTAGGTCTTTAAGTGCGTGCTGTACGGGAACAGCTTTTCCCCTGTATCATTTAAGGATATTGAGAAGGGCACTGAGCCCTCCTGCTTTTCGATATTGGATTCGATTAGTGTTTTCATAGTATTAGTAGTTAGTGATTAGTAGCCGAGCCAAGCAAGTACGTGTTGAGCTTCGTAGAAATCATTGCGTCCTAGGTCTTGATCAAACAGTGGATACTCCTCTAGTGGCAAGCCGTGCTTCCCTAGTAAATGAAGTGCTCCTTCTCTAGTAATGGTAACGCCCTCCGCGGATTCATAATAATCTATATTCATAATATTTAGTTGGTTTAACGGTGCTTTATTGCAACGTTATGCAGTTAGTGGATCAGAGTTTGACCCCTGATGCAACTATAAATGCAACTTTATTACTAGGGGGTAAATATGTGTCCTGATGGAAGCCTTTTGGGGCTGTGATGCATTTAGTCCAATAAGAATAAATAAAACACTCATACATAATAAAAACTGCATGACTTTTTTGCCACGGGGGGAGGGGGGTCAAAGATCAGCACCGTAAAAATCTATGTATTATAAAGTACCACATAAAAAAATTATGAACTCATACGGCATAACAATGATACTTATGTACCCCCCCTCTCTGGGGAGGGGGGAAATGATACGGTGCTAAATTATTATGATCAGGAGCAACCTTATGTATCACTTCATTAAGATACCGTATTATAAACTTGACTGTCAAGAATAAAGTTATAAAAAAGTGAGTATGCCATACACATACCAAAACAAATTCGATACAAAAGGTGAAGCTCGTATTAACGGAGCACAAGCTGAAGAAAAATTCAAGGATGCCTTAGGCATCTTTTTTTATGCAGGGGTACGGAAGTCCACCTTCCAAGAGGAGCTACAGCACGTGGATTACCATTGCAAGATGCAGTTCAAGGTAGATGTAAAAAGTATAAAGGATGCTAGTACAATATGGGTGGAGATCAAGAACGTACAGGGGAACAAGGGATGGCTGTACGGCAGTGCTACGCACTTCGCCTTCGAGAGAGAGAAGTACTTCGTTATGGTACGCAAAGAGGATCTTATAGAATTGGTTAAAAAGTTAACAACTAAAGAAAGGGTTCAGGATCCAAAGGACGCATTGTACAAGTTGTACTCCAGAACAAAGTACGGACGCAAAGATTTACTAACTAAAATATTACCCTCGGATCTAAGAAGTATTCCTCACGTATCCATAAGTAAATTGTAGTATGCCCAAGGACAGAAAGAAAGAGGAGCTCTTCAAGGAGATCCAGTTAGCGATACAGGAAGTATCGGATTCCAAGAGTGCTCTTAAAAAGAAGAGTCTTTCTAGATACAATCAGGAGAAGGTAGCGGAGATACTTTACTTGTATAGTATAGGTAATTCTCAGACTAGGATAATTGAAAAGTACGGGCACGATAGAAACGGTGTAGTTAGTATACTAACGGATTACGCGGATTACTTTGGTAAGTTCAAAGAACTATCTGGGCAGATAGCTGCTAGGAATTATATGAACATGAGTTCATTGGAGGAGGATCTTATACAGGCTGTACGAAAGAGAATGAAGGAAGGGGACTTGGAACCCACGTTCAGGGATCTCAAAGAGTTATCAATAGCGAAGGCGAACGCTTCTAGGGAAGCTCTAACAGCTAGAGGGGAAGCAACTCATATAAGTGAAGATAGAAAGACGTATACGCAGGATGATTACGATGCTACTATCAAGGCTGCTAGGGAGCGCATAAAGAAAGCGAAGGTTATAGATGCGGAGGTACAGGATGCCTAGGTCTGTTCTAAGTAATGACTATGATCCTATCTACGATCAAGTACGTGGTATACTTGGGGAGCACTTCGAGCACTTCTGTTTCATTGTAATGAATGATAAGGGAGAAGTGTACTTTGACTACGATCACTTACCCAGTGGTAGGATGCTTATAAATGAAATGCATCAAGAGGTACGCATGGATACAGTGGATGTAGATTGGGAAGATGGCTGGGAAGAGGAAACCGAAGAATAATGGAATTAGTATTTACCCCGCACCCCATCCTGCAAGCCCCAACGGATGAAGAAATAATACAGCTCGCGGAGGTGGATCCAACATTACTTGCGGAGCTGCATAGGGTACACGAGGGAACTATCAAGTCCTCTGTAGAGGAGCCCGTACGATACGGGTTTGATTTAGATGGATGGGAAAGAATACGCACTGGTCTACAGGAGTGCAATGAGTGCTTGACTCTAGGTGGTAACAGAAGTGGCAAGACTACTGGGTGCGCTAAGATAGTTATGCAATCCGTTATAGAAAGCACGGATGGTCATATTGTTTGTTTTTCTCAGAATGCAGATACATCTGTAAAGGTGCAGCAAGCTGCCATATGGGAAATGATGCCCAAGGAGTTCAAAAGAAAGACGAAGGGGATAGAGGGGTACATTAACTTCTCTATGCAAAATGGCTTCACGGGAAGTTCTTTTATATTTCCTGATACTAGGACGCGTGTGGATTTCAAGACGTATACGCAGTTCACCAATAACCAGACTATATTGGAGGGTTTTGAGTTCGGGTACAATGCACCCAATGGTTTAAATATAGGTGCTTGGCTCGATGAGTACCTCGGGGATTCAACTTTAGTCAATACTCTAAGATTTAGATTAGCTACTAGGGACTCCAAGCTATTGGTGGGTTTCACCCCCATTGATGGGTATACCCCATTTATCAATGAGTACCTAAAAGGTGCAGAAACACTGGAGGACAAAGAAGCGGAACTACTGGGTAATAGAAAGCTACCAGTACGTCAATATGCCCCAGATAGGGATGCTTCCATTGTTTACTTGCATTCGGATGAGAACCCTTTTGGTGGTTACGAAAGAATAAAGAAGGATCTTCTAGGTAGATCTCAGGATGACATAATGGTTCGTGCGTACGGGGTACCAGTGAAATCCATGACTACACTACTACCATTGTTTAATACTGAGGTAAATGTACTTTCGGATACAGAGAATAAATACGGTATGCGGTTCCCAGACATCAGTCAAAAGAACGCATATACTTGCTACATGGTTGTGGACCCCGCTGGGGCTCGGAACTATTCTGCGCTGTGGGCTGGCGTTGATGAGGATGGGTACGTTTATATACGAAAGGAGTTCCCAGATAGAGATACGTACGGGGAGTGGGCATTGTTCGGGGATCCCAAATGGAGATACGGACCCGCATCCAAGAAGATTGGCTTAAATGTACAGGGGTACGTGGAGCTCTTTGAAGAGATAGAAGAAGAACTCGGTATAGCTATATACGAAAGAATCGGGGACTCCAGATTCTTTGCGAAGGAGAACGAGAACAACGATGATCTATTTAGATCCTTTGATGAACTAGGAATGAATTTTGTTCCCAGTGACGGTAGAAAAGAAGAGATGGGTATCAGTGCTCTGGATGAGTGGTTCACCTATAACCCCAATATACCAGTGGATTCCGTCAATAGACCACTGTGCTACGTGCACGAGGAGTGCGGGAACCTAATTGATTCCTTAATTAATTACGGAAGCAACGGTAAGGCGGACGAAGCACTCAAGGACTTCTTTGATACTATTAGATATTTACGAATGACAAACGGTGGTGAGGGACCTGACCATGTAACAGGTAGACAATTATTATCAACAACTAGGGGAAGTGGAGGTTATTAATGCCAAAGAGAAGATTAACTGATATAGCAAAGGATTACAATATATCCTTTGAGCAAGCAAGTGACATTGCTTTTAATAAACTGGACGAAAGTGCGTTTACTGGTAAAGGTAGAAACACTTGGGTAACGGAGATGGGTCAAGCTATGCTGGATGATAACATCCCGCTTGAAATATCCAAGCCCAAGGTATACAGGGGTAGGGTACGGAACTTAGCACCCAACCCAAAGTTCGCTATTATTCATATAAAAGAAAAGGCTGGTTGCGTACCCGCAAGTATACCAAGAAAACTAATGGGAAAAATACGAAGGCAGCAAATGGTTCACATAGAAGAATACGAAGAGGACAAGTACATAATTATTATGCAAAAGATTGTTTGATGCGTATGATAAAATAGCTAGATATGCAAACAAGTGATATTTCAAACTCATTAACTTACATAACTGATGAGCCAAATGTTGATCACCTGCAACACGCCTACGAGCAAACGGTCAATGAACTAGAACCTTATTTTGATCTATGCCGTGATTCCTATGATAATCGTAGGAATTATTGGAATGGTAAGACTAGGGATCATCGTAAGCACGGAGCGGATGCTTTTCCTTTTGAGGGTGCTTCTGATATGGAGGCGCACGTTATTGATGAGCGCATTACTAGATTAGTTGCTTTACTAATGTCCGCCCTAAATAGGGCAAATGTTACTGCATTCCCAGTAGAAATAGGCGATGTACCTAGATCAAAGATAGTATCCAGCTTCCTTAAATGGATGATTAGTTCTGGGTACATTAATCGTTTTTCTCAGGAAATGGAACTCGGTTGCAACTATTTACTAGAAAGAGGTATATTAATTACGCACGTTGGATGGCAACGCGAGGACAGAAAGTTCTTGCAGTCCTTGGATCTAACGCAGATTGCACAGATTGCACCAACAATAGCTAAAGCTATACAGCAAGGAGATAAAGATGAATCCGTAGTTGAACTTATTCAATCTGGTTTCGAGGGAGTATCAGAAAAACGTGCAAAGAAAGCTATCAAGGATTTAAGAAACAATGGAACTGCTGAGTTGCCTATAGTACGCAGGGCAATAAATGCACCAGATGTACGTACACTTGCACCTGACCATGACTTTTTCTTACCCCCGTACGTTACGGATCCACAAAGAGCCCCGTATTGTTTCTGGAGGAGTTACTATACTCCACAGGAACTAGAACTAAAAGTAACAACGGATGGATGGGACTCTGATTTCGTTCAGGAAATGATAGATAAATACAGGGGTATAGATATACAAAGCATAGAGAAACAACAAGAGGGACAAAGAAGTAATCTTATATCGGACTACGGTTATGAAACAGAGGATTTAGTTGAATTAATCTATGGATACCAAAGACTAATCGACCCAGAGGATGGTTCAGAAGGGATATATTATACGGTATTCCATAGACTTTTTAGCGGGAATAATGATGCGCCCGCCTTTGCTATACATGAATTACTAAATGGATACGAAGATTATCCTATAGTAGTGACTAAACTTTCGGAGGATTCAAAGCGTCTTTATGATACAATGACTGCTCCTGATCTACTACGAGGAATACAAAATCAAGTAAAAGTAGAACGTGATTCCCGCATAGACAGGAACAGTCTCTCCACTTTACCGCCTATACTGCATCCAGTGGGTCAAGCACCTACGGATTACGGACCAGCTAGAATGATACCGTACCGCAGAAAGGGTGACTTAACATTTGGTCCTACTCCCCCACCACCAACTGGTTCCGTGGAGATTGAGCAAACCCTTCAAGCTCAAGCAGATAGGTTGATGGGTCTAGATGAAACTTCTTTGAGTCAACTCAAGAGGCAGTTCTTAGTAAACAAATTTCTAAAGCACAGCTCGGAAGTTGTAAAACTAGCGTACAAGTGCTACCAGAGATTTGGACCAGATAGTACATTCTTCAGGGTAACTGGTTCCCCAGATGCACAGACATTTGGCAAAGGGGATCCAAATGAAAACTTCGATGTAACTATATCGTACGATGTACTGAACACGGATCCCGAAACACAAGAAAAGAAACTTGCTCAGATTCAAGCACTTACACAACTTGACAGAAATGGTCGCATCAATGTAGATAATTTACTTGGAGTAATAGCTAATTCAGTGGATCCAGTACTAGCGGATATGGTTCTTCAACCAGCTCAGGAAGCACAGGAGCAAATAGTAAAGCAAGTTACGGATGACCTCGCTAAAATTTTTGCTGGTATAGAAATGCCAGCTAGACCAAACGGTGCTCAAATTGCAATGCAAGTTCTACAGCAATACGTATCTCAAGAAGATGTAGCTGCTAGACTGCAGAATGATCCAGCTTTCCAAGCTAGATTGCAAAAGTACCAATCACAATACGCATTTCAAATGCAACAAGCACAAAATGCCCAGATTGGGCGAATCGGTACTGAACCCGCAAAAATGGGTGAAGTAATGACACAAACTATGTAATGGAACTAGAACAAGCACTACAAGCACTATCAAATCACGAAGCATTCGCTAAGTTTATTTTTACAATACGGGATTTAAGGGAGGAAGCAATAGCTGAACTCCATAAAGCGGACTTCGATACTATGCACCAAGTAAGTGGACGTATACTTACTTATGATCAAATACTACAAATGTGTGACTACAACAGCATCCAAAGACGATTTGGATAGTATGTTATAATACTTTCATCGCAGTCGCTTGGCGTAAATAAGCGGTTTATTATGACAGAAGAAATCAAAGGTGCAGTCGCTCAGGCACTACAAGAAAATCAGAGTGGAAATAATATGTCTGTATCGCAACTTGCGAATCGCAGAATTAAACAACTTCAACCACTTGGTGAATCCGTAGAGGAGCCCCAAGTACAGGAAGAAGTTCAAGAGGCATCGGAGGAAGTACAATCCACTGAAGAAGTCCAAGAGGTTGCTGAAGAAGTAACCGCGGAGGCTTTGGAAGAGGATGAACCTAAATCCGAGGAAGAGGTTCTTTCACAGTACAACTTGGATGAAATGTCCGAGGAGGATTTAAAGGAGCTTGCGGACAAACTTGGGAGTCGCGCGGTTGCTAGATTTGGTGAGCTCACAGCTAAAAGAAAAGCTGCTGAGGAAAAACTTGCTGAACTGCAATCCAGTATACAAGAAAAGAAAAAGGATGTACTTCAAGAAGTTCAAGAAGTACAAGATAATCCGTATTCTAACTTGGGTACTATGCAGGACTTAAAAGATAAAGCCAAGGAAGTAAACGAAATTATTAGTTGGGCGGAGGATACGCTATTTGAAGCTGATGGATATTCAGCGGATGATGTAGTTACCGAAATAGAAGGTAAGGAAGTTACTAAAGCACAAGTAAGAAAAAGTTTACTGCAAGCAAGAAAGGCTAGGGATACATATCTACCTGATCAACTCAGTACTCTTCAAAAGAAAGAGAATGCTGTACAACTTGAATCCGCGTTCAAAGAACAGGCGCAGAAAGAGTTGGATTGGTTGCAAGGGGAAGATAATGATACAAGAAAAAGGTACGAATCCATGTTGCAGGATCAAAGGTTCCAGAAATTAAAGGAAACCGTGGATCCAGACATATCAGCTCAGTTACCTTATATCATAGCTCACGCAGCCAATAGCATATACGGAAGAAAGGTTATCAAAGAAAAGCCCAACAACGTAAGTTTAAATCCACCGAAGACAGGAGCGCAAGCAGCTCCAACTACAAGTCGCGCAAAGAAGGGAACCAAGGCTCTAGCTGACCTGAACAGTCGTTTTAAAGATTCAGGAAATAGAGATGATTTTGTCAAAATGCGAACTCTTCAATTACAACGTTAATAAATAAATATAAAATTCAATGGCTATTTCAGATACATTTGATCCATCAGTAGGAAGTCCTACTAGCTCCAAGGGTCCAAGTGTTTCTAATCGTGAGGACTTGACAGATGTCTTGACCATCCTTGCGCCAGAAGAAACACCTGCCCTTTCGTCCGCAAACAAACAGAGCGCAAGTTCTACATTTGTTGAGTGGACTGTCGATTCCTTATCTGCACCTAGTACCGATGGTATTAGTGAAGGTGCGGACATTACAGCATTTACAGACCAGTTTGCTAATCGCGCTCGTCTTGGTAACTATGTACAAAAGTTCCGTAGGGACTACATGGTATCAGACCTTCAAGAAGCGGTTGATTCAGTTGGTCCAGCTAAAGTTGCACAAGCGGAAGCTAAAGCAATTCGCGAGTTAAAACGCGATGTTGAAGCTACTATCCTTTCGGATAACGAGCAACAAGCAGAAACAGGTGCACAGCCATACAAACTTCGTGGTCTAGGTCAGTGGGTTGAATCCGCTGCCAACACAGGTGGTGCTGGCGTACCAAGTAATGTTGCTACGGATTACCTTCCTCCTGCTGCATCCATTGATGCTAATGGTGCTGCAATCACAGAGGCTCAGTTCAACACAATCGTTCGCTCAATATACCGTGTAAACGGTGAAGCAAACAACCTTGTTCTTATTGCTGACACAAGCCTTCGCAAGCAAATCGCGGACTTCGCACGTTTCTCTGCTGATTCAGCAGTGAGTGCAAATGCTGGTGTGCGTTCTGTAAATTACGATGGAATGAGCTCAACAATTAAGCTCTCCGTTGAAATCTATCAGTCGGACTTCGGTATTGTTTCTATCATTAACATGAACCCAGAAACAAACCCAGATACACTTGCTGGTAATACAGCACACGATCGCGGTTACATGATCAATCCTGACTACTACGGTATTCACGAACTGATCCCAATGGGCTCAACTCGCCTTCCAAACATGGGCGGTGGTGAGCGTGGTTTCGTTGATTGCGCATTGACACTCGGTGTTTATGCTCCAGCAGCGCACGGTAAAATTGTCTAACATAGGAGGATAATAACATGGCACTCGTATTAAAAAAAATCGGTAACCTTGAAACATTAGCTCAGGGTTACACTCACGAAGTTGAGTTCGATGCAAGCGAACTATCCGCTTCCACTGGAGCTCAAAGCACAGCAGTGCAATTCCCATCTGGGGGCGCACTTGCAGGTGTAATTGCTAAAGCAAGCATTCAAGTCAAAGAGTTAGTTACAGCAGCAGTTACAACTGGTTCCGCTGTTTCTGACGCTACTATCTCCGCTGGGGATGATGACGTTGACGGCTTTGTTGCAGTATCAAATTGCTTCACAGGGGATACAAACAATCAAGAGTACGTTAACACAGGAGCACTTCTTAATGGTGCAACTGCTACATCGCACCTTGTTTCTCAGTTCAACGTATCGTCCAATGGAACAGGCAATGGTTTCGGTAACGCATCAAAGGGCAAATTTAAGCTCCTAGTTGCTTACTACCCAACTGCTGGTTCTGGCATTACAAGCTAATTTAGCTTACTGTACTTATGGGGTGGTTGGGCTGATCTCAGCCACCCCTTTTTTGTTATGAATATACTGCACTTCAAAGAAAATAAAATAGACGAAAAAGAGCACTGCAAAGCTCTAGAGGATTATATTAATAAATCCCTTACGAACGAGAAGATGACTGAAAAGCATCGAGAAAACGTAGCACGCAAGGAAGCCAAGGACAATGTTGGTAAGACGCATCCCACTCTAGGTAAGTGCGTAGCTAATATCCCAGCACGGGATTACTTTAGGCTCGTTGCAAAGTACGGAAAGGATACCGTTTTATCCAAAGAATTTTTACAGTACTTCAATAAAAAGCACAAGGATCTTTCTCCCAATAAAGCATAATGCTACTAAGAGCTAATTCAGAATTGTTTGGAACTATAAAGGCTTTAGCTGGCGTAAATAATTTTACGAACAGTGAAAAGTCCATGCTAGTTTCCTTGACTGAACGCAGACTAAACATGGCGTACAACGCTTCCCCTATGTGGGATAGGTACATTGTAGTATCCGAAAAAAGGTCTATATCTAGCTTTAGTATATCTGGCATTACTGATAACGATGCGTACAACGCTGCGTACACAAAGTACGGGGATTACATTTATACTGGCACATCTACTAGCGATGCGTTTGTACCCATCGATCAAAGCGATTCTACTAATGGTCAAAATACAATAATTTTTTACAAGAACTCATCATCAAAGTGGGTTTGGGGACTAGCAACTTACAGTAAAACTACAGCGGGAGTTGTTACTATATCCGCGGGTTCCGTATTTGCTACTCAACAGGATACAGAAGAATACGCTTCTCCAGTTAGTGTACTAAATTGGGGTACATTAAGTACAAGGGGTGGAAACCTAGTGCTAGCTTCTTCGAATACTGTACCGTACAACGAAACACATGAAGTTTTTTCTTCTGGTACAGGCAGAGTTTTAAAAACAACAATTAATGATTTTATTCGAATACACAGGAGACAAGCATTTCTTAATAATTCCAGCACTGAATACAACTTTTATGCGGACTCCAATGGTGCTAATGTAATGAATAGTACTGCTTCCGATGCTGAAGTTTTTGTTACGTACAAAAAGAATATAGCGAGTACAAGCACTGGAAGAATACTCGCTTCTACAACTAATTTGGATTCAGGAACAGAAATACCCTCTGAGTTCTTTAGTTATACTGCGCACGGAGTATACGCGGATTTCCTTAGAATGGATGGTCAGCACGATAAGGCTGCTTTTGAGGAAGGGCAAGCTGAACTCTTTCTAGCAACGGAGCTTGAACGAATTGATATAATAAATAACAACAATTCCCTGAACCATAAATTTTCAACTTATATAAATACTTCATCAAGATAAAATCATGCCTAATTCAAACGTAGTTAATCTATACCCAGTACCCAATGATCAGGCTACTGTTAAACAAGCCTCCATTACAATACCAGTATCAGGATCAGGTGCAGTATTATTTACAACACTATTTGGTGCACTTGACGAAAACACTAAGTACGTTGTTCTTGATATTCATACATCGGACTGCTTTGTAAATTACTTTACTACTGCAACAGCAACCAATGGACATAGACTATATGCAGGTCGCAGTTATACTTGGAGTGCAAAAGCAGCAGAAGGAGCTTCATTTATAAATGCTTCTTCTGGTACAGTGGGTCGTATTGTAGCATCTGAATTTACCCAGTAATGTCCTCTGAGCTTCTAGGTTCCGCGGAGAACACTCTCAAGGGCAACCTCGGTGGTGCTTGGGATATTCTTAGCGGTTACGCGGATGCTTATACCGATTTAGGTATAGGCAAGCAGTTCGGTGGAGCTGCAGCAGCGTATTCACTACGGGACGTAGGAGCTATGAACGGACCAGTTGTCCGTGTACGCAGGGACAGCGATAACAGTGAACAGGACTTTCCTGCGAGTGCAGTAACTCAAATACCTGACTGGTGCAACCAAAGCGTAATAAAACCCCTTGATGTTCGTGAACTGAACTCAGGTGGATCAGGTGATAGGGATGGTAACTTCGTTATAGCCAAGGCAGCTTACTCCTTGCGTAGCCTAGGAGATCGTCAAGCTACTGTAGCAGCGACTGGAGATACAGTTACTGCTGCAAATGGCAAGTACGTTGTACAGGTACGTCGTTCATCTGATGATACCATTAAGTCCTTTACGGCTGATGAGGTATCCAATGGTACTCTTGAAAGTTTTGTAAATGAAGATGTAACTATATATCAATCAGATTTTTCAGCAGGAGTAAATGGATTTACCCAAACAAGCACTACAACCTTAACAGGTAATCAAGATGGGGTAAGCGATGAAGCTGGAACAACTAAGGATAATGTATTAAAAGCAGTCAAAGCATCAGATGCCCAAGGTTATATTCAAAGAGACCAAGGTGTTGTTGCTGGGTTAACTTATACTGTATCTGGTACATTTTTTGCACCAACATCAAACACTTCTGTTGATGGAATAATGATTAAGGACGGATTATCTGGTTCTGCACTTTCTGATTTTCCAAGCGGTTATTTAGTTTCAAGTGGAGTATGGACTGACTTTTCTTTTTCTTATACAGCAACAGCAAGTGGCAATCAAAGAATTAATTTTGGTATTAGTTCTTTAGCAAGTAACCCAACTTCTTCATCCACTGGCTCAACTGGAGATATATTCTATATATCTGATTTAAAATTTGTTGAGACTACATCTAACGGCTTCGTCCGTACTTGGTACGACCAAAGTGTAACTGACCAAGGTGGAGGTACAGGAACTGGTAATCACGCTACGCAGGCTACTGCTGCTAATCAGCCAAAGATTGTTAGTAATGGTTCTTTAAATACAGCTGGTGGATTACTCTTTGATGGTTCAAATGATGAACTTTCAGTAAGTGGCGAACCAGTTATTACGGCAGCAGCAGCTGGAACTTATAGTGCATTCAGTGTTCAGACTGTAGTAGCAGATGGTTCTGAAGCTGGGTATCTTTATGGTAATGCTTCAGCATCCAATGGTAGTTCTCTTTATGCTTCTGCAACTAAATTTACTTTGACTAATAAAAGTGCCGCCACCTTGGACAATATTGCTCGTTCAGCAGGTCAAAATTTATTATCAGCTGTTTACAATAATGGCGATGCTGGTTTATTGGTAAATGGTTCTGGCACTATGACGGATGCAGGGACATATGACTTCTCAGCAGGGTCAAGTGATTTTATAATTGGTAATAGAAATGGAGGCACTGTTGCAGCAACATTTTTAGCTGGCACAATTAATGAGATTATAATTTATAACTCCAATCAAACAGACAACCGAGGTGCATTTGAAGCTAATATAGCCGAACACTACAGCATCTCTGGAGTACCTGCTGAGGACAATCAAGTAAACGGATTCGTTGAGACTTGGTATGACCAATCAGGTAATGGTAATAATGCTACTCAGACTACTGCTACGCTTCAGCCAAAAATTGTAAGTGCTGGTTCTTTAAATGCTGATGGTGTTGACTTCGATGGAACGGATGACTTTTTAGAATTAAATAGCGTATTAGGTGCTGGAGCTAATCAATCAATATTTGTTGTACAGAAATCAGATGATTTAGAATCAAGTAGCACAGCCACCATATTTGATAATAGAGACAGTAGTGGACAAGGTAGCTCTGTTTTAATTGGGTCTGGAGACTTTAAATATTTTGTTCAAAGTGCATCAACAACCGCTGGTAGTTCAAATTTAAATGAAAATTTATTAACATCAATTAACAATTCTAGTAATACAAGTGCTGGATTAAATGGTACTTTAACAGCTGGTACGGCTGGAGGAACAATAGCAAATCCTAACGATGAGCCAAGAATTGGAGCAAGGTCTTATAGTTCTGCTGCACTTTTTTATGATGGAAGTATTAAAGAACTAATTACATACAATACTGATCAATCAGCTAACCGCACAAATATTGAATCTAATATTGCCAATCATTACGGCATAACCCTATCCTAAATATGCTGTACTTAATTTACACAACTGAAGAGGATGCTAACGCAAGGGCTGACCAAGAAGGTAAGTTACTTAAATTTGATTACTGGCGTGAAGATAACGGTAATGGTACACGCTGGCTTACAGCACCTCAGCCTACAGCAGAAGGCAACTACGCCTTGGACGTTACTAATTACGAACTATCGGACGTTGAGAAAACGCAGACAGTACCATCCTATAACCCTGTACCACCTGAGGAAGAATAATGGAAGAGCATATATTAGCACAAGGTCAAATATGGGGGTTAGTCCTCCTAGCCGAATTGACTGCATTCAATATGGCTGACGTAAGTGCTATGGCTCAAGCCATTGCTTATCTTTGCGGTGGTCTAGCTTCATTAGCTACAGCTTATTATTATATATTCAGAAAGAAATGACTACTGAACTTATAGCTATGCTTGGCGGAGGAGCTTCTGGCTTCTTGTTCAAGTTAATTGGTACAATGGTTACTGCTCAACAGAACAATGTAAGTAACCTCATAAAGAAGCAGGAGGCAATGGATGCCAGTGCAGATGCAGCAGCAAAGCGTACAGGCGATGGTGGTGCAGTAGTCCGTAGAATAATAGTAATAACAGTTCTGTTCGGTGTAATCATAGCACCATTCATCCTAGCGCACAGCAACGAAGGTGTAACAGTAGCAAGCGAGTACAGCAAGTGGTTCGGCTTTATGAAGGGTACTTCTTATCAGACCTTGCACGGATATGTTATACTACCAGAGATAAGGCAAACTGTACTAGCTATCGTTGGCTTTTACTTCGGATCATCATCAGTAAAATAATATGACTAAATGCAAAAAATGTAAAAAACCTAAAACGGTTTGTTCTTTCTGTTACCCCCTACAATGGATCACAAAGCTGCTAAACAAAAACTCTCTGAACTCCGCGATTCTCTTAATGAAGTCCTCGGCTCAAAAAGCGTTGGCTCTTCTAGGGAAGATGCTGAAAAAGCTCTTAGCTCCGCTAGAGACGGTGCTAACAGGGCTAAGAAATCGCTTCTAGGTAGAATTAAGGATTTACCTGTAGTTGACAAGATAAGTCAGCTAGGGGCTGCTGGCACTGTCGCTGTAAGCACAGCTGCTGTAACGCAGACAAACATAGCTGTGGATCAAACTGAGGTCTTTGTAGCCAGTGTAGCCAATGACGTTGTAGAAGAACGCTTGGGTTTCCCTGCGTTCGTTGAGAACTTTGTGGACTTCAATGCCGTGAACGTATGGGGGCAAGGGGTAATGCAAGCTAAGGTAGCTGAGGTAAAGGCAGAGGTAGCCAAAGCTGAAGCCAAGGTAGCACACACTGAACCCAAGTCAGAAAGCCCCAAGGAATCCAGCAGTCAGGAAAATAAGTCCCAGAACAAAGCTGCTGGCAGCACTCAAGAAAATGAGTCCAATGAAAAAGGGGCAGAGAAATCTGAAGAGACTAAACAAGATAAAGAAACGGCTCAGGGGGAAGAGGCAAAGGAAAGTACTCAAGAAGATAATAATTCAAGTGATGAATCCAGAGAAGAAACACAAGAGGAAAGTACAGGAGATGAGTCACAACAGGAAGAACAACAGGAACAACAAGAAACGCAACAGGAAACAAAACCCTCTAATTCAGCAGAACCTGTGCCAAGTGCAGAAGTTCCAGTAATTGATCCAGACATAGTACAGGTTTCACCAGAGGGTCCAGAAAGGCAACAATGATACAGTACTTAATAGATAACTATAAGGACAACCTACTGGGTATGCTATTTGCATACATTGGTATAATATCAATAGTGTTTATGTTTCTTCCGAAGAACAATATACTATCAAAAATGTTTAAAGAGTTCGCCTCAATATGCACCTCCATCTTCAAAAAATAAAATACCCGTTAGCTGCATTGCTATCTGCATCTTTAGCTTGGGGTACAATACAGTTAAACAGTGTAGTCTACGATCTAATAGTAAACATTGATGAAACTAATGCTGTACAGGATTTTAATCCAGAGGGCGGAGTTACTTACTACGAGCCACTGGTCTTTACTACAAGTACTGCTGGGGACTTTGAATTTAACAATTATTCCAGTAAATTAACCAACGGGGTAACGGATACATCCTTACTAATATACCAGAACCCTGAAGCTAATCTAATTATTGATGAGCCTTGGGCGTTCAATGATGGTGCAGGAATAGGATTTGGCGGTGGTCAGGAAAATACTTTTCAAGGTTTTGAAAGAGAAAGCCAAGCGTTTCAAGGAACAATAACACTAGCGGGTGAAACTACTTACACTGCTGTATTTGCATCCTTTACTCCGAATACAATGGGAACAATGGCAGTTCGTGTAAATGCACCCAGTCAAATTTATAGCAATGAATTAAGTGCAGTAATCCCAGAGATGAGTGACACAGGATTATGGATAGCATTGATCATTGGGGGCTTTGTAGCATTCTGTTATTTTAAAATAAGAAGTACATTATAATGCCAGATCCACAAATACTATTAAATTTTGCACCACCTGTTGGTAGAGCTGGCGCATACGGTATTAAGTTAGCGTACAAGGGAGGCAAGGCAATTAAGAAGTTAAGTTCAATAAAAAAGAAAACTGCTGTAGTGCCTCAAAGAAAACCTAAAAACACAAAAAGGGAAACAGACATAGAAAAAAAACTTAGACAAGCATTTGAGGGTCCAGATAAAAGGACAAAGTACCAAAAAGAAGTAGCTAACGCTAGATTCAAAAGAATAATAAACTAATAAACAAAGGAGTATTATGCCAATGGGAAAAGGAACATACGGAAGTAAAGTCGGTCGTCCATCTAAAGCTGCTAAAGCCAAGGGGATGAAAAAAATGGCTAAGAAAAAACGAGGCAAGAAGTAATGCCATTCAGTAAATATAGTCCAAAGCAGAAAAAAATCGCTAGGGTAGCAGCACCTCGTAATAAAATTACGGGTGCGGACTTCAAGAAACTAAGAGGTAGAAATGCATCGAAAAATACTAACAGTCGCAAGAAAGCTTGAACAGGCTTCTAAGGCTCACGCAGGTCAAGCCAAAGTTCTTAAATCAATAGTAAGGAATGCAAAAAAAAGCAAAAAGCGGAGGTAAGATATGCCCAGAAGGTAAGGCTTGGGCTAGACGTACATTTGATACGTACCCAAGTGCGTACGCTAATATGGCTGCTTCTAAGTACTGCAAGGATCCTAACTACGGCAAGAAGGCAAAGGGCGGTAAACGCAAAGGTAGATAATGGGACAGCTCAAACAATGGCGGGAACAGAACTGGGTACGTATTGGAACTGATGGAAGCATCAAAGGACCTTGCGGAACGTCAAAGAACAAGAAGAACCCTGACCGCTGCTTGCCTAAAAGAAAGGCTCTTAGCCTATCGAAATCAGAAAGAGCAGCAACAGCAAGAAAGAAAAAACAATCCAAAAAAACAGTCGTTGCCAATACGCCTAGAGCAAAGGTACGTAGCTAATGAGGAAGGAACACAAAAGTAAAAAAGGAGGTCTAACTGCAGCTGGACGAGCGTATTTCAAACGCAAGACTGGGGCTAACTTAAAACCACCAGTTACTGAGAGCAAACCAACAGGCAAGAACAAAGCTCGTAAGAAATCATTTTGTGCCAGAATGTCTGGCGTTAAAGGACCAATGAAGGATTCAAAAGGAAGACCAACTCGTAAGGCACTAGCCCTAAAGCGTTGGAAATGCTAACAATTAATAATAAATACAATGCCAAGAAAACAAGAATTTAGAAGGGGTACAGCTTCATATAGATTAGCGAAAGCCCAAGGTCGTTTACCTGAAAAAAAGGGTAAGCCTATTAAAAAAGTAATATCCAATATAGGTAAAGCTCTAGGTAGCCTTACTGGTAGAAAGGATTTAAGTGCAACTAGAACCAAAGTTGGTGAAGGGACTGTCCTAAAAAGACCTAGCATAACAGGAGAACAAGCTATTGCTAAGTTTCAAGAACTGAAGTCAGGTACTACCAAAAAGAATACTGGTACTAAGACATTTAAAAAAACTCACGGAAATACATCGTCCCCAGATCCAAAACCAAGGATTGCATCAAATGATCCTAAACCCAAAATCGATGATTTTAGAACTGGTAAAAGAACGACTAATTCCGAACGAAAAAAATATCTGAGTGCTTTAAATGCTTGGAAGGGTCGGAACTCAAAATAATTTATGTCTAGGTACGACAAGTACGGTGCTAATGACGATAGAACCCTACAGGATCTAGATGCAGGATTCGTGGGGTTCAATAACCGTCTGCGCCCAGATCAGTTGCAAGCTGGTTTACTCGAGAAGTGCGAGAATGCAAGGCTGGATCGCAACGGTGAGTGGACTGTTAGGCTTGGAACCAAGTCCACTTCTGCCCCATTAGCTGTAGGCGATACTGCACTTACATTGCCCTTTGATGTATTTGGCGACAAAACTGTAGCTCAAGCTAATTTTTCAATAAGCGGTGTTGAAATTACTTTTACATCCAGTAGTCACGGACTAAGCACTGGAACTGTTGTTTTTGTTTCTGGGCTCGGCACTGCTGGAGTGGATCCCAACGGTTCTCGAAGAGTAACTAAGGTTGATGATAACAATTTTAAAATATCAGTAACTGGACTTACTGGAAAACCAACAGGGGATGCCACAATAGCTTGTGCACCACTTAGGGACAACGTAGTAAATTTAGTATACGGATCCTGTAATTTTTCGGATCCTAACTCAGAAAACAATGATAGTTATATTATTCTTGTTGCAAATAACAAATCGGTTGCAGTTAAAACTTCGGATTCCAGCACAACTTTTGATTTAAATTATCCTTCTGGGGAAACTGTATCTAACTCAGTTAGTGTAATTCAGGCTTTTAATAAGGTAATTATATTTAGAAAAGGCGATACTGCGATGGAGCTTGACTTAGCTTCCAACAACATAACTTCTAGTCCTTCTTTTTCTCTTGCATCCAATGGAGCGTTTACGCAGCAGTCAACTGTATCTGTTAGTGATTTAGATATAGTGACAAAAGTTGCTACGGCTACAGTAACCAGCGTAAGTGGATTAAATACAGGACAGGTTTTAACAGTTTCCAGTGTTGGAAGTTCTAGTGGATTTTCTGTAAATGACACAATTTCAATTAGTTCTATAGATACTGCAGCAAACAAATTTACATTTATTGCAGATGTAGCAGACCAAGATAGTAAGACTATAACATTTGTAACCAGAGTATCCAGCAACCTTGGGTTCGTTCATATGCCAGCACCTGAGTTCGGTGAACTACATCAAGGTAGACTTATAGTTCCGTTTCAGTTCGAGCAAACTGGTTCATCTGGTTCCCCAACAATTACTTCAAGAAAAATATTCGATGAGTTAATTGCTTCAGACATATTGGATAGTAACACGTACGATCAAATTTTTGCTTCTCTTAGATTTAATGCTGGAGCTAGTGACTTTACGGTGGGCATCAAGTCCTTTACCGAGGATTCATTCCTAGTATTCAACAAGAACTCCATACACAGAGTATCCAATACAACTAATATATCACAAATATCTTCTCAAATATTAACGGATGAGATTGGTTGCTTGGCTAGGGACACAATAACTCAAGTTGGAAAAAATATATTTTTTCTATCGGATAATGGTGTGTACTCCTTAGAGTTCTTCGATGAATATAATTTACGTGGTACGCAGACCCCATTGTCGGAGCCCATTCAAAGCACCATGGACAGAATCAATCCAAACATTTCTAAAAATTCAGTTGCTGCGTACTTTGATAATAGGTACTATATTGCGGTTCCTTTGGATTCAGAGGATGGTACTGCTGCGGAGTTCAATAATGCCCTACTGGTATACAACTTCCTAACTAATCAATGGGAGTCCATTGATACTATAAATTCATCTCCTCCCTTTGAGTACACAAATTTGTTTGTTTCTGGTTTAGGATCCAGTAGAGGATTGTACTGCGTAAATACAGATGGAGGTATACATCAGGTAGACGGTAATGTTAGTTCATTTGATGCAGTAAATAAACAAGGAAAGGATACTACAATTACTCAAATAGGAGTGACTTCTACGACCGAAACAGATATACAAGGATTATTGAAAACAAGAATGTATACATACGGAGATATTGGTCGTAAAAAATTTAATTCTTTTGATATACAGGCTGAATCTGGAGATTCCTCAGCGGATTTTGATATAAAAATACAAACAGAGAACATAGACATAGAGCTTACAAATGAACAAGCATCTCTGGGTTCTGCTTCTACGTACTTGGGTTCAACTATATCGGAGTCCGAAGATGTTGCCATTCGTGGTAGAATAGGAAATATAAGAGCGTACGGTGCTCAAATACAAATACAGAACACTTTAGGTAAACCAAGTATTAGATCAATTAAAACTTCAGCTACTCAAACATTCAGATCATCTAACTCAGTGGAATAATGGCAAGATTTACAACAGGAAATACATTCAGCACAAGTGACCAAGTAACAGCAGCAAAACTAAATAATGCTGTAAATAATGCTGCACTGTCAGCGGACTCAGTGGATGATTCAACTATAGAGTTGAGCTCAAACGCCCTTAGAATAAAAGACATTGGTGTAACAACAGCTAAGATAGCTGATGATGCTATAACAGCAGCTAAGATAGCAGCAGGAGCTTTAACAGATGTAGTGTACCCAATTGACTCCATATTCATTACGGTAACTAACTATGCGGATTCAGCTGCGGTTGTAAGCGCGATTGGTGGAACAACTTGGGACGCCTTTGGTGCTGGTCGTGTGCTTGTAGGTCAAAAATCAAGTGATTCGGACTTCAATGTAGCAGAGGAGGAGGGTGGTGCTAAGACAGTTACGTTGTCACAAGCACAAATGAATCACAATCATATATGGACTACGACTGGAGGAAGTGGTGCTGATTTAAGTATAGCTTTGACTTCGAATGGAAATAGAAATAATACATTTGATGGAAACGGAGATAGTAGAGAACTTACTTCAGATGGAGCATTATCTGGCACTAATCATACAGATAATAATCGTGAATTAGATAGTACATCTGTTACTGCTCACGACAATCTCCAACCATACATCGTAGTATATATGTGGAAACGTACAGCTTAATTTATAAATTCCAAATTAATTGCCCTTAAACACTAATGTCGTATAATCGTTTACTTCAATCCGTACAGGTAGCTCTTGAGAATCGTACTCAAAAGAATGCTATCCTTGCTATGGATGAGGTTGTGGACTTCTGTATTCAGCACGAGAATGGAAGGGTATTCGAGGACTGGGACAAAGAACTTATACGTCTAATGGTAGCCTATCACTGGGCGAAGCAAACATTAATTGTTCACTACAATGAGGATACCTCCGTAAGAGGTGTCTTTATGTGGTATAATTG